TGCGGGGTCTTGTTCAGCGACTTGGTTAATCCAGCCCTCAAAACGCTCTACATTGCGTTGTGCGATAAGTGCAATGGCTGCCCTTACATCCTGCGTAGCTTTGTTAGGAATGCCTTGTCGTGATCCACCGCCGGTCTTTATTCCTTTTGCCATCGTTTTGTGTCGCTCTTTATCTCTATTTGCGATAAGACATCTTTTTCATGGCTTCAGCCAATCGTTTGCCTTTGTCCGCTTGATTAAACTCTTTCGCAACGGCAACTGGCACGCCCACTTTCTTTGCGAATTCGGGGTTGTGCGCTGCCGCAGCCATCATTCGTGCTTGTGCCGGTGAGTGTGATGGCATGGTTATTCTCTTGGTAATGGATAACGCAATTCGTTAGGTTGTGCAAATGGGTTCATACCTTTGCCGATTCTGCTTGCTGCGTGTTCTGTAGCTTTTTTGTAAATAGATTCTGTTGGTTCGTTGCCTGCCAATAAATGCTCAATTTCGCTTGCGCTAAGTGTTGGCACAATCAATGGGTGTTCTACGTTTTTGCCGTTGATGTCGCTTTCCGCAGAAATCTCAGTAGATACGCCGCCTTCTTTGTGTGGCAAAGCGCCAAAATAGCCTTTGCCTTTTACGCCCTCACCGCTGTGCCGCAAACCAAAAGGATCAATTCCTTGTTGAGTTGAATAAAACTGTAATGCTGCGGCAAGTTTTGTGGGGTCTGCCATTATTTAAGATATTTAAGTTTGTAAATTGTTGTGTCCAAAAGTTCTTGAATGTTGTCTACAAGTTGGTTGAGTTCGGAATCTTGCGGTAGTTTGCCGCGCACATCACCGACAAATTTGTTAACTGAGACAAGGTAACGCACAGGGTCATCGTGTTGGTGATATTCGGACGGAAACTTTTTTAGTTGTCCGTACTTGCCCATGTAGGCTTCGGCGTATGCGTCCACCAAGTCGATAATGGAATCATAATATGTGCCGAGCGCAACGTGCTTGGCGTAGCTATCAGTTGCCCAGTGCATGAGATGCGTATTGGTGCCGCTATGCAATAACGCCAAAAGAAAGTTTGTAACGTATTTTTCCAAGATTTTTCCTTGTTTTTAAGGAAATGCAATCGAATTCTGAACCTTTTTATGTTTTTGTCAATGACATTGATTGCGCGAGCATTGATTGCACGACGTGTTCAACGCCGACCTGATCGGTGACGATGGCGTGGCATCCTGTCCAGCCGGTTAGAAACCGCGTTTGGTCGTCGGTCAATTTACCTTTAGGCATTTTGACTTCCACCAACCACGTCACACCGCCAAACGAAATTAGCAAGTCGGGTACGCCTTTGCCAATTGCGGCGAGCGACAACACAGAGCAACCAGCATTCCTAAACCCCTGCACTATTTGAGAATGATTCCCATCTACCTTTGCTGCTCGGCGCATATCAATCCTTTCAATCGTTCAATTTCCGACCATCAAAAACGGCGCGCAAACACGCCGTTTTTTGGTCAACTGTATCGTGATACGTATCCCTTAAGAAAGACCATAAAATACAAAATCTTGTATTTTTTTGTCCAAAAAGATGTGATACGTATCAAATACAAAAACGCGCTAACTGCGTGTTTTTATGTATGTTTTCCAACAAAAACCCCCAAAACATACCCCCCTATCTATCGACTTTTTGTATCACCCAAAAACATCAAAGATATGTTGATACAGAATACCCCCCATCTTAGCCCTCATCTTTTGCCCTTTTTCCGGCTGCCGTGAGCACAAAACGCTTGCGATAACGGCGTACCAATTTTTCTTTTTCAAGGTCTTTAAAAAGCCGCTGAACCTTGCCAATGTACGGCTGGCCAGTCTTTGTGTGCCAGCCCAAACGCTCGGCATAATCGCGTAAAGACAATTTAGGTTCATCAAACATGACGCGCAGCAACATATTTTCGTCTGCTTCTAGCTGTCGCTGTAGTTGGTCGGTGGTACGCGCATCGACCGCCGTGGCAACGATGGATGTGACCGCCGAGCCTAGATTGGTCTTAATCCCATCATGGATGTGCACTTCAAGTTTCATGTCGATAAAATCAAACGCGGGGCCGCGTACCTTATTCCAGCCTAACTGCACTACTTCGCCATCTTTGAAAGCGGTCAGGTTCGCGTCTAGCTCATTTAGAAACGCCGAGCCGCCGCGTGGCATCAGCGCATCGTGACCGCTGGCGTATTTGCTTGGATGACACAAGACCATCACCGCAGGCCGACCGGCTAGTTCGGTCAAGCGGCGCAGTTTGATGGCGTGCATGACCATGTCGGTATTGCTATTTTCGTCCTGACCGGCAAAAAAAGCCGCAGAACTATCCACAATCACCAAGCCAAACCCGCCGTGTTGTTCTGCCAGTGCTTCAAGGTGCGACATATTGGCATCAAGATCAAACCGCGCGAAGGCGAACGTGAGATCGGCAAATCCATCGGGTAGAAACCATGCCTTTTGCATACCGCGCACCCGCAGGCGTATGTCTTCGGGGTTTTCGCCAGCTAGGAACAGCACTTTTGCCTGTTCTGTCTTGTGCTGCCCAAATGACCGACCAAGCGCCACGCAACCTGCCATTGAAAGCCCTATAGCCGTCTTTCCTGCGTTCGACAGTCCAGTTAACCCATGCAGGTACCCTCGCAGCAATAAACCGTCTATAACGTATTGTGGTGGCTTAAAACGGCGTGCAAATTCATTGCCTGTTTCTACCGTGAATTGAGCGGTGGTGGGCGTAACCGTCGGCGCTGTGGTTTTGCTGATCGACATAGGATTCACCCAGCCTTCGGCTTGAGCGCGGGAAAAAAGGGTTTTTATGGTGACCGCAGATTTACCGCGCCCGAAGCTCATCCACTTGCTGCGCTGCACCTTGTGGTCGAACTTATTAGATTCCTGCGACCATTCCACCCACACTTGATAGGCTGCGTCACCAAGTCCTGTGGCATGTAGCGCCATGCCTGCTTCAATCCACTGGTGATAATCATTGGCATCTAAATGCTCAAGCGCGTTGGCGGCTTCGGCTAATTGTTTGGGCAGCGTAAAGGTCGGTAGGTTAGGCGCACTGGCTGTGCGTTCGCCGATGTGCTCAACCATAAGACGCTCTAACCACACTGGCGCGCGGGCAGGAATGAAGCCCTGTAATACATCCAAGCCTTCATCCCACGCGTACCTGCGACCGCTGTGGTGGATGCTAGGCTCTGCCACGATGTAGCCGTTAGCCTTGATGTCAATGCCCTGTGCGAGCAACCCACGCACATTGGCGATGGTTTGTGGATCAACGCGAAATAGGTAGTGCCAACCGTTGCCAGTGCGTTGCACTGCGGTGTCGGGAAATGGGCCATGCTGTTGAATGAGCGCCTCAAGCGACAAGTGCCCATTGTTTCGCGTGTCTACGTCAAGCGCCACGATGTCGTTATCGCCCATCGCAATGCCGATGTTGGCGAATGGATATTCTGACCAATAGCCACGAATGCGCGTTTGGTCGAGCGTTGCGTCGTTTGCCCCATGTAGCGTCAGCGGATGTTTGCCCGGCGATTTGCACACACTGTTGCCGCAAGTGCAGGCATTGTTTCGGATGCTATGTAATGGCAGCACACGAAAGCCGCGCTCGGCGTATTTCAGCGCCGAATCAAGCAGCATTTTGGGGTGTAGTTCGTACACAGGTTCAGTCATTTTGATCTTCCCAAATGTTTTTTATAAGTGTTTTCCAAGCTATTGCTGCACAAAGTGGGACTTGTCCGTTTCCAATGGCTTTAAGTCTGTCCACCCTAGCGGCCACCCCATCAGCCACTCTACCCACGTTGGGTTCAGTTTCCCACCATTGTGCAGACCCGAAACTTGTTCCCCCAAATTGCCCTTGCCCCTGTCTCTCAAAGCATGACGCGAATCTTGAGCTTTCGGTGTCCCCCATTTTTCTTTCGTTATGTAACCCACTGGCTTCCCCGCTCCCGACCATTCCACCTGTTCTGATAGACATCCTGCCCCCACTCCATTGCGACCGATCTTTTTCCGATAGTCCAACCTTTTTTCCATTGATTCTGCTGAACGAATTGGTATGTCTACAGTGCTTGGAGTAAGCCACAATCCAGATTCTTTCTCTTTTATGGTTTGCACCAACGTCGGCAGCAGATACAACCCCCCACCGACTGTCGTACCCCATTGCGGTAAGGTCTGCAAGGACGCGTTCAAGTCCTCTAGTAACGAGCATTGGACTGTTCTCCACAAATGCGAATCGTGGTCGAACTTCGCCAATAATCCTTGCCATTTCTTTCCACATTCCGCTTCGTTCTCCGTCGATTCCTGCGCCTTTTCCTGCGGCGCTGATGTCTTGGCAGGGAAACCCTCCAGATACAACGTCAACAATTCCTCTCCACGGCTTTCCGTCAAAGGTTTGAACGTCATCCCAAATCGGGAAAGGCGGGAGAAAACCGTCATTTTGTCTTGCGACAAGTACGCTTGCTGCGTAAGGTTCCCATTCAACGGCGCAGACGGTTCTCCATCCAAGCAGTTTTCCCCCAAGTATTCCACCACCAGCGCCTGCGAAAAGAGCCAGCTCATTCATTGCCCCTACCCATTGTTTTCATTTTCTAGCCCTTGAAATTCATCAATTGGAATGATGTACGCGGGGTTCTTATCAAACGCATCGCCCCGATCTGTTCTGCCTGCATATTTGATTGGATAACGCTTGGTTATTTCCAAAAATTTTATGGTGTCTGACCACGAAACCATTAAGAAGAACGGCAAGCCTGTCTCTGCCGCCATTTGCTTACCAAACATGACGGTGTGCAAACTGGCGTAATAAGTGGGATAAGTGGTGCTTGCTACCGTGCGGCTTTTAATTTCAACCCACGCTGCTGCTTCGCCTTCGTGAATGAAAATGTAGTCAATAGAGTAACGCGGTATCAGTTTTACCATTTCGCCGCCCCATGCCGCAGCGACGCGCTCGGCGATACTTTGCTCGCGTTGTAGGTCTTTTTCGGTTTCGTAGATCGGGCACATTTACTTGCGCCGTTTCTTTTGGTAGGCGGCTTCAATTACCCGCAATCTGCCGCCTGTCAAGTGCTGTAATTTGTACGCCGCGCCCTCTGCGACATATACCCCCCATTTCTCGACCGCTTGTCGGGTAATCCCCAAAACTTCCGCTAACTGCCTACGCCCACCGAAATGTTGCACTGCGTCTGATGTTTTCACTATGTTGTACCCCAAAAGCAAAAAAAGTTGCACGGAAAGAAAAGTTGCAGTATATTGGGTTCCAGCAGCACTGCAACTGTTTTTTTAAACAACCGACCTAACAAGGAACCGACCATGACAATTGATGAATTCAACCAATTAATCAACGCCGAAATTCAGCATGAGATTCAGCGTGCTCAACGCAAAGCAATGCTGGATGCGTTACAGGAACAACTGGATGACGCACAGCGCGCACTCGACGCGTTAGTCGCAGCAGAAATAGAAATCGACCGTCTTACCAACGTTGATGGCTACAAAAGCATTGACGGTCAAATCGCTGCGTTCAAAGCAATCACCGCGCAAGCGAATGTCTTGCATTTAGAAAAACAAATGCGGAAGATCAAACAATGAATGTTCGCAAGATTAAAACAAAAATTAAGAATTACAAAAAAGCATTAAGAGCAGCACAAACTACACAAAAACGAATATCAAAAATGATTGCTCAATTTCCGCAAGATCAAAAACCGCATAACACAGGTTTGTTTGAACTTTATTGTTCAGAAGTGATTGTCGACCTAATAATAAAAATCAATTTTTATGAGAGGGTTTTGAATGAACGCTGACCGTTTAGTTGTAATTTTTGCAGTCGTAGTTTTAGTCTCACTCACAATCATCGAACTAACTACCTAGAGGGGAAACACATGGCTATCAATTTACAAGCAATCAAAAAGAACACCGACCTACTGCCACCGCGCGTAATGTTGTACGCACCACACGGCATCGGTAAGACCACATTTGCCGCAGGCGCGCCATCACCAATCTTTGTGCAAACAGAGGATGGTTTGGGGCAATTGGAAGTCGACCATTTCCCACTGGCGAAATCAGTCATTGATGTACATGAGGCGCTTCAAGCGCTCACAGGCAAACACGATTTCTCGACCGTTGTAATTGATAGCCTTGACTGGTTAGACAATCTGATTTGGGAACAAATTAACAGTGAATACGATGCAAAAGATCTAGCCTACGGCAAGGGCGCGGTCATTGCATCGGACAAGTGGCGCGAGATTCTCGACATGCTAAACGTATTGCGCGCACAGGGGATGGCTACCATCCTGCTTGCACACTGCGAGATCAAGCGTTTTGATTCACCCGAAGTTGAGCCATATGACCGCTACCAACCAAAACTCCAAGCGCGCTCAAGCGCGTTGGTGCAAGAGTGGTGTGATTGCGTGTTCTTCGCAAATTACAAAACTATCGTTAAGCAATCTGATGTGGGTTTCAATGCAAAAGTATCTCGCGGCATTAGCACTGGCGAGCGTGTGATGTATACCGCAGAGAAACCTGCATATCTAGCAAAAAATCGTTATGCCTTACATGACACGCTGGCGCTATCGTGGGATGCGTTTATTGAAGGCATAGCGACTGGCAGCAAGAAGTAAAACTACCAACCAACCGAAAAGGAAACAAAAATGGCAACATTAAACTTTAACGCCGCAGCAATCGAACCACAAGAAACCAAATCATTTGATGCAATTCCTGTAGGTCGCTACTCAGCGATGATTGTTGATTCAGAAATGAAAACAACAAAGGCGGGCACAGGGCAATATCTACAGTTGACGTTTGACATTCTCGGCCCTACCCACATCGGTCGTAAGGTGTGGGCGCGTCTAAACTTGTCTAACCCAAATAAAACGGCAGAAGAAATTGCACAGCGTGAGTTGTCGGCAATCTGCCATTGTTTGGGGCTAGAACAAGTCGAGGAATCAGAGGAACTGCACGACATTCCGCTTCTGATTGACGTGGGTCAAGAAAAGAATACCCAAACTGGCGATATGACCAATCGCATCAAGGGGTATGCAGCCGAAGGCGATGCGGTGGGCGTGGCAAAGGTGCAAGCCGCTGTTCAGCAAGTTGCGACCAAAAAAGCCGCGCCGTGGGCTAAAAAGTAATGGCTACGCTGCCCGCATCACAACACTCAACCCGCGAGGCCATTTTTCGTCAGTATGAGAAAAACGCCGAGCGGGGCGGGCGGCCCCATTTGGGGGCCAGCCTGATCGGTTACGATTGCGACCGCTACTTGTGGCTGTCGTTTCGTTGGGCTAAAGAACGCAATTTTGACGGTCGGATGCTGCGTTTGTTTGATACCGGCAATCAACAGGAATCGCGCATAGTCGCTGATTTGCGTGCCATTGGGGTAGAAGTATCAGACAAGGACGAAGATGGCAACCAGCACCGTTTTAGCGCGATTGGTGGGCATTTTGGCGGCAGCATGGACGGCGCGGGCGTTGGATTGCCCGAAGCGCCCGAAACATGGCATGTGCTGGAGTTCAAAACATCCAATGACAAATCATTTGCCGCGTTGCAAAAAAATGGTGTGGAAAAGTCCAAACCGCAGCACTGGGCGCAGATGCAGGTTTACATGCACCAGTTTGAGTTAAGCCGCGCTGCGTACATCGTGGTCAATAAAGACAATGACGATATTTATGTGGAAAGAATTAACTATGACAAAGCCGCAGCGAATAAATTTCTTGCCCGCGCCGCGCGTATCGTATCTGCGACAGAACCCGCAATCCCAATCGGGGATACTGCGGACGCGTTTGTGTGTAAGTTCTGCGATTTCAAGGAGCAATGTCACGGCACTGAAGCGCCAGCGGTCAATTGCCGAACCTGCTGCCATTCGACTGCGGAGATGGATGGGAACGCTCGATGGTCGTGCGCCGAGCGAAATATTGACTTGGATGTTGGGGCACAGCGTAAAGCCTGTGAACAGCACAGACACATCCCGCAACTGCTAGGTCGCTTTGCTGAATTGATGGACGCGTCATCCAACAACCTGCTCACTTATAAAAACAAACTGACAGGTAAAGAGTTTACGCAGCCAGCGTATAGCAGTCAGGAAATCACCGATTGCGCTGCAAAGGAAATGTTGGGTGACAAGGTGGTTGATGAATTCAAAAAAGAGTTTGGGGCAAGCGTGTTTGATGGCATGAAGGATGACTTGCCGTGGGCAACCGTTGAAGATTTACAACCAGTGATTAAACCAAAAAGGGGTAGAAAAAATGTCTGACACATTTATCTATGTAGCAATCATGTTTTTTGCATTAAGCGGCGTGGTCGCATGGTCATGCTTGATCTTAATCGCAAGTCTAAGCCTCATCACTTTTTCGCAGCGCAAAAAAGACTACAAGGATTTTTAATTATGAAACGCGTTATGATGCTTTGTGCTTTACTTGCAACTGGATGCAAAAGTATGACACCCGAAACCGAACTGATCGTGGACAAGCAGTCTTACACGATGAGCCGGTCAGAGATCATCACAGCGACCAATGAATGTGAATCTGCTGGTATGCGTGCTGTGGTGGTCAATGCTAAACGCAAGGTGGGAGAGCAATTTATTCCTGTCGTAATTGACATTACTTGCGTTCCTAAATTTAAGTGAGAAAACCATGAGCCTAGCTAAATTGAAAATGCACGTTGAACACATTTTGATGCGGTTTAATTACATTGATCCAAACAATGACTATGTGGATGTAATGAATTACCGCCACATCCCCATCGTATACAACGCTGAACAAGCGCGCAGAATGGAAGATGCTCGCCAGTATCTACGCAGCCGCAAAAAGTATTACATTGAGCAACGCGGCGGTTGGGTGCCAACAAAGGCAGCAGAAACCGATGTGCGTAAGACGTGGAACCAGTACCTTGCACAACAAGGTAAACCGATGATGCGCGTAGCAAAGTGATTGCGCGATTTTGGAGAAAAAGGAAAATTATGAGTACCGACAAATTATCTGCTGAAGAATACTTAACTTTTATGCAATCGCTAAATGAAATAACGCCCAAAAATAGCGTATTTCATATGACGTTACGCGATTATTTTGCGGCAAAAATGATGCAAGGCGAAGCCGCAACGGAAATGATTGATTGTGATTACGATACTTACGCATTGCGCGCCTACAAAATGGCAGATGCGATGTTAAAAGAACGTGAGAAAAACACATGAGCCTAGAAGCCATGAAGAAGCCGATGGCGGCAACGCCGCATAAACAGTTAATTGATGAATTGATGGACAGCCGCATTCCAAAATCGGAAAGAGAACACGCAGCGGCGCGTGAGATTGAAAAGCTACGCAAAGTTATCGAAGCAGCAGAGAAGCAAGAGCCTGTGGCGTGGTATCCGATCGCAACAGCGCCGGCAGAAACAGAAGTATTTATTGGTGCTTATATTGACGGCGAGTGGAAGTTTGGTAGGTCAGTATTGTTCTACGAGCAAGCCAATGAATTTGCAGGCGAGACTTTCAGCGGTTGGGTTTGGGCAGTTGATGACTGTGATACTTCAGTGACTGAAGAACCGACACACTGGATGCCACTGCCGCCGCCGCCAATTGAAG